CGGCTTGCCTGGTAAGGGGAAGTCCTCACCGTGATGTTCTCCGTTGATGCAATGGAGTTGGTGAAGGTGATTGCACACGCACCAGTCACGTAGTTGATTGATCCCGCTAGGGCTGCACCTGTTACGTTATCAATCCAGGTTCCTGAATTGCTAGTTGGTGATGCTGGCACGTCGCTTGCCGACATCGTGGAACCGTCAGTTGCTACCGCTGATACGGTCACTTGTCTTTTGAGTACTGGAACAGCCGATAAAGTGAAGGAATAAGGTCCATTGGAGCCGTCCCCTAGTCCTGCGTTCTGTTCCGTGCTTAGTCTTGGGTAAATCTTAAAGAATTCGTCTTGTGACTGGGAGTAAAACGACTGGTATCCATCGATGTAAACGGGGGGTAGAACCGCTTGGTACTTGTCGGTGTCAAAGGGATACTGGTCTTCGTTGGCTACTGTAAAGAACTCTAGGTTTGAACGTAGATTCCATGTCTTTAGAGCCGACGGAAAGTCCTGCTCGTAGAAGGTATCAATGTATTCTTCAAGGTCTGATTCGGACAACTGATTAGGGGAAGGGGAGGCTGTTAGCCTTCGTACCTTTGTTTTAATCTGCTGAAGTGTGCTTTTACTCATCTCTTACCCCGTGATGCTTGTATCGTTGTCTTCGACCCCCGTGATCGGTGTTACCTGCGCCTGTGTAAATGAAGGGTCGCTTCCCGTTGTGTAGGGGACTGCTGGCTCTGCATATGCATCTAATGCACTGGTATCAAGATCAACGGTGAACTGATCTGTTGCTGGGATGGCAACAATTGTTGCTTCGACGTACTCAACCGTCATCCCGTATATCGCAGGAACCAACAAACGAACCACCTGGCCAACTGAGTAACCATGGTCTTCGGTTGTAGTCACTACTGCTTGCAACGCATTAGTAACTGCCGAGATCAACCGCCGTCTGGGTTGAAAGTTCGACAGAATTGCCATTACGCTACCGCAAACGTTGTAGATTCGAAGTTCATCCGAGACATTTTCTTGCCTGCTAGATCAACTGTCGGGTTCCCATCTGCTCCTAGAATGTGCGAATGCACAGGGTAGTTGCAATTCTTGTTCAGGTGGCGAGCGACTGCTAGAGGCACTTCATATTCCTGACCGTCAAACATGGTGTACCACTTAGTCTCATCCCACTTGTACTTGCGGAATGCGAACTTCACGTTGCCACCGATAGGCTGTAGGCATCGGAAAACACCCTTGACCATCTGGCTCTCTTCCTTCCACATCCGATACACTTTGTCATCTTCAGCAGAGTCGCAACGTAGGCTGCCAACCACTTCTTTCTCTTTCTTCCATTCTTTGAACTCTTGAATGTCTTTATCCGAGAATTCGAAGGATGTTTCTTGCTTTTCGGCCACTTTTTTGGCCGTATTACGTTTTCTGGACGGAGTTTTGGCCGTATCAGCCGCTTTCGTCGCTTCGCAATTTTTAACTTCTTCTTTAATTTCGTCTGTCATGTCTGTTCCTTTAAGTTGGAAAAAGAGGGGGCATTTGCCCCCTCTCTTAGGTTTACTCGGCGAGTGTGTAACCACTAGCTAGGGCTTCCCAGTAGATAACGTCACTTGAACTACCAGCAGGGCCGTCGGCTCCTCCTCCTAGTTCCATAACGATCTGAGCTGTGTTGTCCATTGAGCCAGCAAGAGTACTTGCCGCATCACCAACAGGAACGATGTGTGCAGGTGTAACACCAGCAGCAGCAACCGCAGAAGTTGGGAATGCGAACGCAGTGAAGGCAGAGCTATCAATGTCAAGAGTGACAGTGTTGTTAGCTGTGCTTACTGCTGTGATCTCACCAATGAGGTCGTTCGCCTCGACCATTCCGTAATCGGAAGAGACTTTAAGACGAAGTTTCTCACCTACAGACAGGCCATGTGTAACAGCAAGGGTAACAACCATAGGATTAGCAGCAGAAATGCCAGTGATCCGGTTAGCCTGTGGGCTATAAATTGGGTTGTTAGGGACCTTACGTACAAAACCAGCAGTCGCAACCGCAGCAAATCCAGAACCATCAATGTATGAAAGTTCGAAATCGTTTGTGCTTACATTTCCGATAGTGAAGTCGTAGCCTGCGATTTGCAGCATGCCAGTCGTTCCGTAGATACGGACGCGATCGCCATTGCTGTAACCGTGAGCAGTGACAGTCACTACAGGTGGGTTTGCAGCTGTTACGTCAGTGCCTGACGTCGCTTGCGCTGCGCCTAGAACTTGGCTAGACTGGTCAACACGAGTGAATCCACCAGATGTAACCACTTCCAAATCCAAAGCGTTTGCAGCGTTTTGCTTAGTAAACATGAACGCTTCGCCGTCAGCTTGACCACGTTGCCATTCAAATTTACATCCACGCCCAGTTGCCTGAGTCGTAGCACTCTGAGTTCTGTTCCAAACGCGAAACACGTCGAAATCAGACCGTAGAGCGATTTCCTTCGCAGCTCCATCACTAGTGAAAGAACCTGAAGCGATCAATTGTTCAGCCATCTTGTCCTCCTTATAGTGATAGGGTGCAGCGTAGGTTAATGATCCAAGCATCGTTGGTGATGCGAGGTACTTCAGCGAATTTGTATCCAACCGATGCGTTCAGTGCCAACGGCCCATCATAGATAGGTGGTCGGTAAATGAACTGAGCAGAGTAACCGTCTTGCTCGACGCAACAGTATGCTTCCATACCAGCGACGAAACAGTTGTAGACAGTCGCACCGTTTAGGGAAGCGTTAGCCTCCTGCGATCCGATGGAACTGAGCAACCAACGGGTATTCGAAATTGAACCCCACTCTGGTCGAAGCACTCTGTCTTGGTTTGGATACTGAGACTTAGCAACAAAACCAGTGACTCTTTCTAAGTCACCAATTAAAGCTGTATTTGCCATTACAAAGTAACTATCTCTTACTGGCGCAGTACCAAACTTATCTTCACCTTCAATTGAATCAGAGATAGTATAAGCATCTGCGCCTGCTAGAGTTTTAATTACTTCATCAACGTCACTTCTAGCTAGTTCTGTTGGGTTATCACCGTTAGTTCCACCAACGCAGTTCAAGAAGGAAGCTGTAGCCGCAAGCATGTTGCGAGTAAGCTCGTCTTCAGTCTGACGTAGGGAAACACCCAATCTTTTGGCTGCTTCGTTTAGAACTGGATCTTGGGATTGCAGCGTAACTTGCTCGTTCAAGACTACGTACGTACCGTAGAAGTCCATCTTAGCATCGATATCGATTGCTGTGAGCTGTTGCGCTGGGGGGTAAACACCGCTGTTTCCTAGAGGCACTGTAGCAGTAGCCAATGGGTTATAACGACGCATTCTTAGGTCCGTACCACCATTCCGAGGCATGTTTTTGAGCATGGCTGGAATTTTGTGAATCATGTACGGAACTGGCACTGACAGCAGCTTATACGAAAAGCTTTGCTGTACTGGTGCTGGTAGAACACTACTGGTAGTGATCGCCATGGTTAGCTCCTTAGTTGGAGCAGACCTTTAACTCTGACGTGCGCAAGACTGCATTTCAGCAAACAACTGCTTTTTAAGAGCTGGAGTTAAACCCTGCTCGAAAGCACCTGCTTTTGACAGTGGAGAAGTTCCCCCTGTCGAGCTTAGTGACTTAGGCTGATTAGCGTTTTGTTGAATCCGCTGTTTGGAAGCAGTAGTCTCGACCGCTTGAGGCACGAACGCCTTAATGTATTTGTACGCCGCAACTGCTTTCGCTTCTTCATCACCAATCAGGCTGAGTGCTTGTGCTACATCAGGCTCAAGAGCCTGCAATTGTTTCACGTTATCCTCAGTCACTACAGAATCGAAGTCTTGGAACCTTGTCTTAATGCGTTGCGGCATTTCATCTTTTCGACGCTTTGCTTCTGCTTCTGCCCATTTCTTTTCGAAACGAGAGTCGGCAATCTTGATAGCCATTTTCTCTGCTTGATCAATCGTTGACCAGTCAGACCTGTCTACCCCAGCAAATTCGTCTACTTCAGGCTCTGGAGCCTGTTGAGGAGCTGCGTTACGCTTAAGAAGTTCCTGTTGCAAGGCCATCATCATCTGACGATCTTGCTCCCTTTCCTTCTGTAGCTGCTCATTGCTTTCGCGAAGTCTGCGGAAGTTGCGATCAGCATCAGTTTCCTGGGGCTGCTCTTGTACTTCTTCAACAGTCTCTGTTTCCACATGAGCATTACCCATGTCTTCAGCTTCTGGAACGGCGGCTTCCATTGGTACGCCCGTATTTTCTGCGTCAGTCATAAGTTCATTCCTTAATTGGCTTTGCGAGAGCCGTTACGCTTTGAAAACACCTCCCATAACGCTGGGATGCGTAATGATGTTTTCACTTACCAACATACACGATTATTTAGTTTATAGTCCACTTATACTGGTCATTTTTTTAGTTTTTTGTCATAGTGGTGGTCACGATGGAGGTGACAATGGAAGTGACTCGGTACAAATCCATGGAGAATGACGGGCCAGTGGTAGCCTTCTTCTCTTTGAAGATTCCAAAATGGGGTATGACCCTGAACGATTGCAGGCTCATTAGGACAAAGAACGGTGGTTTCTTTGTGGGATTTCCCAGCAAGAAGTACGAAGACAATGGAAAGACAAAGTACTCCCCATATGTTTGGCTTGAAAAAGAGGTGTCTGAAAGATTTCAGAAAGCTGCTAAAGAAGCCATTGACGAGTATGTAAAGCGACAACCACAGGAGCAAGCCCATGTTCAACCCGCTGAATCATATGATGCCGCCGCCCCCTTCTAAAGTGGAGCCTGTTTACTCTCGGTCACTAGGATGGAACGAATACGATGAAGACGGGGACTCTGTTCCTGCAATGATCGTCGTCGTCCCAGCGTTCTTAGGGTATGATATCTTTAGAATTGGTCAGATTGTCGAGCATCTTGGATGGCACCCCGTCAAAGAGGACGCTGTGGATTGGTGTGTGGATAGATGCCGTGTTGAAGTGGCCGACCATGAGCTAAGGCAAGCGGAGCGTGATTAACCTAGCTACTATATATTGTATTTGCGTGGTTCTCGGACTACTATATGTTGTGTTTGTGGGTGTGAAATTCTACGATCGTTGAATTTTTAAGGAATTCCACTTCAGTCTTAATATTGCTTCTAAGTCTAGGAATTTGTCTTCGGCATTGAGTGCGTCTAAGATTGTGGTACATGTAAATTTCTTTTGGTCCCAATCCCCTACCCATAACTCTCCTACACTTTCCATAACAGAATATTCTTCAGCAACTGAGTCTTCAATTACACCATTTGCACAGTATAGTGCAACCGAATCATCTAACCAGTCTACCCAGAATCTATCGTATTTCAATAAATTTACATAACATTCATATGTTTTTACTATCATTATTACTAATCTTTATTTAATGCAACATAATTAACATTATCGGACTGAATCATCTTTTATTTATCAACTCTTTCGTTATAATCGCAATTATTTCTACTGCTTTAGTATAACTAATCATAAGTTTTCTTTGCAAGTACGGGGCGCTAAGCCGACCGTACTTTGTGTGTGCCTCTCTTGCAATCGCTAAATGTGCTTCACTCATACTATGAACTCGTCACATGACTGGCGAATCTCGTCCAATCTGTCCAATAGAGTGGCTTTAGGCTCGCTAGGTTTTGCATCCTGGGCTAGCTGATGAACCTCTTCTATGGTTTGTTGTCTGTCTGACACGTCCATGTCGTCCATTAGGTTCTCCGTAGAGGGTAAAAGCTCTTTGGTATGAAGCTCTGGGTCGTCGATTGGGTGCGTTACGTCTTCCATTCTGTGTAAAACCGAATGTTCTGTGTTTGGCAGTCTCTCATCACAGTAGGGGCATATCACCTGAACGTCAGGTCTCTTACTTCCTTCCTTAGGCTTCATGTAAACCACAGGCTCTACGCTAGCATTGAAGTAGCGTCCATCTACATTCATCCAATGAGTGTGGGACTCACCGTTGGCGTGTTTCATCTCGTTGGCAAACATCTGCCAGTAATTTGGAATAGGCATTTCATTTTCCATCTTTTTTCTTCTTCTGTTTGTCTAGCTCTCTAAGGTAGGCCACTACCTTAAGGCAATTATTGTCTAAGTGTATGCCCTGCTTCACCATGTGGTTGATAGCAGAGGATAGGTAGGCAAACTTACGAAGCACGGTCATCGGCTCGGGGAACTTCCTAGTTCCTCCTCGTCCACCATTCTTTGTATTTCCTCCCCCTCTGTAAACTGGAGTGTCCAGGAGAAACTTCGCGTGGGCCATGAGGTTGTCGTAGGTACACCATGAGATTGCGTGGCCACATATTTTCTCGAAGTAATCCATCGTTTCGATGTACTCACGACCATCTTCGCCGTATTTCGCTGACATAACGTCCATGATTGAATACATGTCGGAATCTCTGGGTTTGAAGTCTCGTATTTCACCCAGCACCATCTCTTGGTACTTCCCCCATATGTACGCCGTCGAATGATCTTTGAATGAGGCTCCAACGGGCTTTATCCCTTTCAACCTCACCACACAGCGGTATGCCTTCTCGCCATTCTTCCCAATACGTTCTTGGATCGATGCCATTTTCCTCCAGCAGCTTTGATTTTAACATTAAATAGGATGCCTGCTTGATCGTGATGTCATCTAGATAAGGGGCGTTGTACATCCATAGTATTTCTTTCTGGTAGTCGTGTGCAGGACGGCTATCGTATTCGATCTCCTTGTAGAGATTGAACTGCTCGACGTCGTACTCCACCTCATCGATGGTCAGCTTGTGCCGATCGACCGCTTTTGTTAATTGTTCCCCATCCTGCCACTCAAATGTTGACTCGGGTGGGATACCTCCTAAAGCATTGAAGTCACAGATGTTGTGTATTTCATCTGTTAAATCGTAAACTAGGCATTTGTTCTTTCCTGGAAAAGGACGTACACCTCGACCTACCATCTGGCAATAGAGAGTCTTTGACTTAGTGGGCCGTGCGAGTATGAGTGATTCGATGCTGGGTTCATCGAAGCCCTCAGTAAGAAGCTGGCAGTTACAAAGGATTTTTACGCTACCTTCCTTGTAGCATTTGAGGATTGCCTGCCTCATAGTCCTGCTCATTCCTCCGTGAATAGCGGCGGCCATAATGCCATGCCTCATAAACTGATCGGCCATCTTCTCTGCATGGTCTACGTTAAGGCAAAATACTAGGGCTTTCGTCCCTGGGCATCGGTTGAGGTATACGTCAAGAATGATCTCGTTACGTGCTTCTACGTCTAACTTACGCAAAACACTAGGCGCAATGTCACCCATGGAGTATTTCATTTCGTCTATCTTCTGACGAGTCTTCACCTTGTAGCACTCTAAGTCTACGAGATAACCCTTCTGAATGAGGTCAACCAGCGTGGTCTTGTAGGTAAGCTCTTGGTAAACGTCTAGTAGTGACCTGCCATCCATTCGTTCGGGAGTAGCAGTCAGTCCAAGTACCTTAGCCCCTCGATCTAGGTAGTATGCAATCAGGCTTTCTAGTCCTTTCGATCGACTACGGTGGGCCTCATCGACTACAAGAACTTCTGCATCGTACTTGTCTAGTCCATCACCCTTCTGCGCAAAGGTGGCGGCTTGACACGTCATGATTAGGTTCTGTCTGTCTTCTGGCCAATACGATTTCTTTTTCAGGTAAACGTTGCCGTAACCGACCACTTCCCTGCCTGTCTCCTCTAACTGCTCCGTCAATTCGCGAGTAGGTGCCACAATGACGGCCCTCTTTTGAAGACTTTTGAGCACATGCCAGAGTATCACCGTCTTTCCTGCACCAGTGGGCAGTTGTACGATTTGAGCGTCTATCTCATTGAACTTTGAGAGGATTGTGTCTAAGCAATCCTGCTGATAATCACGAAGCTTCATCGGGCGGCATCCATTCGGCTCTTCCAACTCTTACGCCGTTCTCGAACTTACACCTGTAATAGGCTAGTCCTTCCTGACCAGGAGCTTGAAAGTACCCTTTAGCACCCCACGACTTTGGTTCGGTGACTACCATGAAGCAGGCACCAAATATCTCATCATGATTGGGGTCTATCTGAATGATATCCCCGACTTTCCACATTACTTCAGTCATATTAATCCCATTCGTAAGGGCTGATCTTTCTTCTATTTCCATCTCTTCCCAACTGCCAATCAGATGGGGCGGCTAATCCTCTGGAGTGATGGCATACCGTGCATTTTCCTTGGTGACAGGTTGCAACATGGTGTTCTGGCCACTCTCCACCGAGCGCAATGGCACAAGTTTTACAAAGGTAACCGATGTCGGTGGGTTCCCCTTTCTTTTGTGCTCGAAAATGGTCAACAGCTTGTTGGCTAATCTCTTCATCATTCAGTGCTATAGGAGTTCCCATGTCATCCCATCCGTGTGTTTTCATTATTCGTACCATGGTTGTTCTGGTATCACCAGGTAGTGCGTAACATCCAATGGGAGAAATCCTAATGACCCTGGATTCGACAAAGAAAACATCTTTTCCTTACAATCATAGGTTGCTTGCCACATAGCAGACCATGGCTCTTTGGATACCATACATACACAATCACCCTGGGGAAGATCATGTTCTACGTTTATCCACGATGTCTTGAGTGTTCCTACCAATTCGTTCTTCATTGGTAGGTTACTGGTAGTATGGTGACTGTAAAGCGGATTTACGTCCGTCGGTGAATCCTTTGCAAGCTAGCTCGTTATCAGCTTTGGGCTTGGTTGTGATTCCGCCTCCAACTTTGCATTCGAACAGTCCTGCGCAGCTTTGGCACATACATCCGCATACGGCGATTGCGATAAGTCTGTACATTCGGATTCTCCCTTGTGGAACTTGTTATGATAAAAACGATACAACTTCTTGTCTAAAAAGTCTAGGACAAATTGTAACAATTGGTGCTGCTCTGGGTGGATATCGTTCGGATTTCCTGCCATCCACTTGGCTGTGTTCTCGTCTGGAAGGCTCCAAAGATACTCTAGATTTCCACTCTTAGGGTCGTAACGCCATACGTCTTGGTCCCACTGCGGAGTAGGCAAACTTTGCCTAGCTAGGAAGTACCGACGAATCACGTTCTCAAGTAGTTGTTCTTTTTTTATGCACACTACCACATAGAATGGGTCATCCCAGGAAGAGTGAGCGTTAACGCACTTCTGAATCTCGCTAACGTACTCTTTATTAGCCTCACGCTCGGTATCGATGATGCCTTGCTTGGTGTCAACGTTCTGAAGTCGCTTGACCGCTTCTTGTCCTACTGTCTTCTTACGTTTTGTCATGCTTTTGTCATCCCTTTTCCCTGTGAGTTCATGTGAACTTTAACATGTGTGTCGTTTTTGTCATAGTCATAAGTAAAAAAAAACCTGGCAGCTCTCACCACCAGGGAAAGACTTAACGATCTGCTTTATGCTTTTCGTCCATCTTTGAGTAGGGAACTGTCTTACCGTCAAGACGAGATTCAGGGTAATGGTGCTGCTGATGCTGCCCCATTGCTTTCTGCATCTCCTTGGAGGCTGGGAGCATGTAGGTATCTGCATACTCGACGCCGCTCTTGAAAGCAGGACTTCCCATAGTTTTTTTCTTACCCATGGTTGCCTCCGTTAGTAACGGCCACCAGGCTTCTTGTTCATCTGCTTGTGATTGCTCTTAGCTAGCATATCGATACCCTCACGGCTATCGTTATACCCTTCCTTACAGCCGATAGGCTCTTTAGGATAATCTTTCATCACAACTTCGCCTGGAGGTTTCCCCATGCCTTTCATCGCTTTCTTCTCACCGTGATATTTCTTAGCCATTTTCTTACTCCTGGTAAAACGGGGGGCTACCCCCAGGTTAAAAACCCCTATTACCTCATAGGGAAGTGGGCTGACCCCCACCAAGGTTGCTCAACCCGAATGCTTGTGGCATCTGGGATTGTTCATTCTGTGCCGCTGCCTCGGTTGGGGCTTCGGTAGGATCTTCTGCCGCTGCTTGTTTGAGCATTGCAACAATGCCTAGTAGCTGCTGAATCTGGTTAATGTCGATGGTCTGGAGTTCTTTCATAGTCTTGGCCATGGCCAACCCAGCTTCTTGGCGGTTCTCTTTAGACTGGCTAATGCGCTCAAGTGCCAAGGCTCTGTTTTCCTGGACACGGGATACTCTTTCCACTCCCAACCCTTGGTTGGCGACTGCTTTAGCTTGTAAATCCTGAATCTGGGCTTCGAGCACCTGCATTTGAGTCTGCATTTGAGCTTGTTGAGCCTGCATTTCCTGCTCTTCCTGCTCTTGGATATCTTTGATAAGGTCTTCCTTATCCTGTAACGTAGCAGCTTGTATGATGGTCTTAGTTGGAATAGGTAGGCCGAGTTCCTTAAGGTGCAGCAGCTGGGCAAACTGCATTTGACGCTGCGTAGTCGTGTTAACACCCTCTTCAATACGAACGTCATATTGCAGCCATACCTTAGTCTTAAACTCTGGTACTGGCTCTTCACCAAGTATGCGTTGAATTTTGCCGTAAGTATAATTCTTTTGTACAAGTTCAAGGAAAACCTCCCCTAGTTGTTTTTGACTAGCGTCTAGCTGGTCAAAGAGAACTTGGAGGGTGGTTAGTCCAGCACCTTGGCGTAGCATAGATAGGATACCAGCCTTATCGTCTGTGGCTGAACCTAGCAGTTCCTCGTTAACACCGCTAATTTCTTGTATTTCTTTCCCTAGAATCTCTGACAACTGAATCATCGAAGGAGGAATCTGTGGAGCATTGATCTGCTGAATGTCGTTCATGTCAGCTTCTTGCTTCATCGCCAGCCCTTTGCCCTGGCCTTCAAGGAAGATGTCCCTTGGGTTAACCATTGAGCTAGGCTTGTACTTGAAGCCTGAGTTCACTTGGCTTTCCATGATATCTAGCTCGACAATCTTACGTCGGTTGTAAAGGAACTGGGCATCTCGTAGGTTCCTTACCACGCCTTGGACTCTCCAGGGGAAGTAAGGGATGTTTGGCTCGTAGTAACCAAGGAATGGGACAAAAGGATAGCGGTCCAGCCCAAGAGGGTTCGGCCCATGATAGATTGTCTTACCTTCAACACAAACTGCCAACTTTACTGTCGGAACGAGGTGCTTGCGAACCTCTAGCTGTGGGTATGCACGAATGAATGCCTTGAGGTCTTCATCTTCACCGCTCCATTCCCTACTTAGTCCTACCTGTGTGTCAATCAGAAACGTGGCTTCTCGCATGTCCCTATACCAATACTCATCGTAGCTTAGTAGGTTGTCCATCCCGTAGTTGTAGGACTCTGACATGAATTGGAACTTACCATCTCGGTTTCCCCTAGGCTGCATGCTGTCGATCATGCCTGCCATATTCTCCGGTGCGAGGTTCTTGACCGCTTCCTTGCTTAACCACTGTCGTCGCCAGACAAAGTTGCAGTCGCTAAGGTCTTTCTTGCGGAAGTAAGGATCGATGAGGAAGGAGTTGTAAGGAACGTGGTCGACTCTGATGTCGCCCGATTCTGGATCTTTCGAGTAGTCGATCCACGTATTCAATAGAGACATTCCCGTGGTGACTCCACCATGTTCGAATGCCTCCGATACCATCACGTCTGCGTCTGCTTCTTTCTGGACGTGGAACAGAAGCTTTGACCACTGGCTAGATGCTTGATCGTCGTTGTGTTCGACTGGACTAGCGATGGTACTCTTACGGTTTCTGCGTTGGAACCCCGTAATCAGGTTGCAAACCCGTCTGATTCTGTTGAAATTGAATTGTTTCCTGCGAAATGCAGGGAGATTTCCGTAATAATCGTCGATCATCGTCTGATCGCCTACTTTGAAGCGCGTATCAATGTCGGCTTCGCTCCAAAAGGACTGATTAATAGTAATCGCTCGGGCGTACGTTTCATCAAGCATATGCTGGACGGATGGGTCACCTTCTGAGTAATACGAATCGTCCTGAATACTCTTGATGTCTGGCATTTGGTATCTCCTATTTTCTCGTATTGTACATTATTCTTGACAAATTTTGTACAATTATTAGTAGTAACCTACGGCTGGCATTTGAGGTGCAGGCTCGTTATAATTCGTTGAATCACGGAAGAAATCAGGGAGGTCGGCTTTGACTCCCATGACATCGGCGTAGATCTTATCGAGGTCTTCGCTTGTCTGCTCTCCTGTAAGAACGTTGCGAAAATGCGTATAAAGCGCGTACCGCTGCCCGTCCAAACTGTGATCGTGTTCCTTGATTGGTTTGTCTTCACCCCTAAGCGATACCTTTTCGTCCCACCTGTAGGTCTGGAACTCTCGTATTGCGTTCGAGCAGCATCGACAAATCTTGTACGTACCGTTCGACAAGAGCTTACTCTTGAATCGAATCCCGTTAATGACATCGTTATCCGCATCGATGATACCTCCGAGACCCTGACGGCTCATCTCCAACTTAAAGGAGGCGGCTGAAGGGTCAACGTAAATACATCGGACGACTTTCCCTGCGATAAACTTCTTTAGATCTTCTACGTACTCGGTGTCCGTCTTCTGACGGTTCATTGCTCTGCTGTCGTAATAGTATTCCTTTTCTAGCCAAAGGTTAGGGTAGAGCTTGCGATTGTATCCAATGAGACTGAACGTCGTGGGGTTGGATGTCCCGTAATCGATGCCGATAACGTAGTATTCTGCTGGGCCAGGAGGGATATCAATGATGTGATCCTCCTCGTCAAAGAAGTCATAAACGGTGCCTTCAGCGAGAACCCAATCCCCGTCGATGTACCGTTTGTACCAGAGGCCAGAGTATTCTTTCTTGAGGTTGTCGATGTACGACTGGCTTAGCGAAGGATTGTCATCCAATTTGAATTTAAATATCTTCATATCTAAGTCTTCCTTACACAAGAACTCTGTCTTGAGCCAATGGAAGGGCGAATCTGGGTTGGTAGTCCCAAACAACATTGCTCCTGTCACGCTCAGACGTGAGAGAAGCATTCGGAAAAAGCCTTGGGGGATCAGGGTTAACTCATCCACGTAGGCTAAGGCTAGCGTTGAGCCTTGAATTCTGCGCTGCGCACGCTCATCGTTGGCACCCACCAAGTGGATTACTCTGCCAAGAATGTTCATCTGGGTCGATTTCGGTGTAGGTGGGGGCATCCCCATGATGGCACAGATTTCTAGTATCACGTTCCGTTGAATGGCATCCCTTGAGACACCAACGATCATCGCTTGACCTGGAGGCCCATTCTTTAAAGCCTGAACGAAACGTAGGAGAGAGATGAATGACTTACCCGAGCGAACAGCACCTTCCCAGAAGTTCAAACGAGCGTTCGCACCCCTGAAAGATTCAATCTGTTTCTTACTTAGCGGATTTGTCATCATCTTCCTTCATATATTGCTCGAATGTTTTCCAGAACGGGTGATCTGGATCTTTGGCTATCGCATCTCTGGTTGCTTCTGCCTTGATGGTAACCTCATCACGAAGCTCTTCGTGTACTTCCTTGCGAGCATTCAGTAGGCGTGGCATAAAAGTCTTCAGCATCCAAGCGTTTGGGTTCTTTTCCATTCCGTACTCGTACATTTTACGGCCTAAAATACGATGTGCCCTTGTAAGGTACTGCGCAAAGACGGGATAATTATCTCGTAGTGAATACAACCAAAACTCTGTTTTCTCGTGCAATTCTGAAAATTCTGTTATGTGCCAAACTCCATCTTGTTTAACTGTTGTGATGAGTTCTTTGCCTAGTTTCTCTATTTCTGCATCTGAATATTTTAGTGGTCGGCCTGTAACTGGGATACGCTCTCTCCGTTTATGAAAGATGCTTCGAGCATCATGAAAATATTTAGCAAATATAGGATGTCTTTTAGCAATAGCGGGTAACGAATCAGCTTTTAGACCACGAGATCTAGCAAAGTTTGAAAACATAAACTTCTCGTCTTTAACCGCTTCAAGTATGTCTTTACCCATTGACTCAAGTTCTTCTTCAGTCCAGTGGTATCCACTCTTTTTCTCAGTCATAGGTTCCTACTTCTTTTTGAGTGAAGGATACTTCTTTTTCACAGCCTTCTTAATCCCAGCAGGATTAGGGGCATTATGAGCCAGTTTAAGAGCCGATTTAGCTCTCGCCTTCGTGTTGATAGGAAAAGACCCTTTGGGACTTCCTCCAGACGGGCCTGCGAAGTCGGAGGTTTTGACCTTATCGTACTCACCAACGTTTGACCCCCCCTTGCGCTGCCTCAGCTGGGATGCCTTGGCGCCTGGGATCGACTTCCCCTTCGCTATTGTAACTCTCTTCTTTGGCTTCGTCTTCTTCTTCATCGTCCCTTCCCCATGGATTGATTGCTTTGTCCATGATACTAATTAATTCAATCTCGCTAACTGGTGCGTAATGCCAGTTCTCGACACTCAAACAGATCTTTCTATCAAATAGAAGCACCTTCCACTTAGAGTGAACGTGACCATGAAGCACCCATGTGTTTGGTGCTGACATAGGTAGAGGCTCATGACCCATGTAACAGTCGTGACGGCCTATGCGTAAGAAGCAGGCTTCAAGGCAGGCATCGAAGCCTAGGTTCATCATAGCTGTTGGTCTGAAGTCGTGATTCCCTCGAATGAGGATCTTAATGCCGTTGAGTTTACTTAGGATTTCTTTGGTGCGAGGTTTCTTGTGGAATGCCACATCACCCAGGTGATAAACGAGGTCGCCTGGCTGTACTTTCTGATTCCAGTTCTGAATAAGCAAGCGGTCCATCTCATCCGCATCAGCGAAAGGACGGTCTTCGAATTCAATTACCTTGCCATGTCCAAAGTGTGTGTCCGCAGTAAAGTATGTTGCCATTGGCTGCCCTTATATGTTCACGAGATGGTCGCCTCGCTTGATTGCTTCCATAAGGTAGCCGAACGCTTGGCCTGCCTCTTT